ATTCACGTTTGCAGCCGTTGCACCTTTTGCAATGTCGGACACACCGACGGTCGTTCTGTTATACACTGCATTATACGCAGCCTTTTTCGGGTCATTCACGACGCCCATCCCCTTTTTACCATACAGAGGATTCACAGCCTTTTTGACTTGTCTTTTCAGTTTTCCGGTGGTTCGTGCCTTGATGCTTTTCTTGATGTTTGGTTTTCTGACACCGACTTTCATACACACATACCTCCGTTTCTAATAGAGCGAAAATTTCATTTTGTACAATCTTCTTGAAAGGAGGTGTGCAAAATGAAAATTCTATTGTGGGAAACAAGAACCGCAAAAGGGTTCACGTTGATGGAGTTATCGAAGAAATCCGGAATCGGAAAGTCTACGATTAACAACATCGAAAACGGTAAGGTGTCGCCGACATTATTTCAACTCGAAATGATAGCGATTGCATTAGGCGTGAAAATCACCGACCTGTTTGAATCCGAATACAAATAATTGTACCACATTGTTGACCGGATTCGGCAGCAGGAGGAACGATTTCCATGATTATGGAAATCAGCCTCGAAATTTCCACAATCATGGAAATTTGTGCTACAATGCTATTCGGAAAGGGGGTGGTGTTCCCCTTGAAGTACAAAGAGACTATCATCGAAATAGTCGGGAAGATACATAATGAAAAAATCCTCAAGAGGATATATAAATTCGTTTTGTACCTTTACACCCACGAGACTGGCAGTTGAAAGACTGTCAGTCTTTTTTTGATGCGAATAAATCTATAATTCTTTGAAACGCAGCGATGTCCTCGTCGCTTGCATCGAGTAACGCTTTGAAAAGATTCTTTCGTGCGTCATCCTCGCCCATCATGATGCGGTCGATTCTTTCGATGAAATCATCGTCACTCTCAACAAACATTTCGCCGTCGCCGGATGTCAACCATATATAATCAACTCCAAATTCTCGACAGATGGATTTTGTCATTTGTTCGGTGAGGCTGCGTTCGCCTTTTTCGAGACGAGAAATTGCAGTCTTTGTGACGCCCAGTTTTTCACCGAATTTTTCAAGAGTAAGACCGAGAGCGTTTCGCACTTCTTTGATTCGTTCGCCTTGTGTCATGTTGATTCACCTCCTCTGTTTTCTCAAATATACCACGGGTAAAAACAAAAATCAATAAAAAAGTTACCAAAGGCAACAAAAAACTGTTGACAAGGTGGACGGCGGTCACTATAATGTAACCAAAGGCAACGAAAAGGAGGTCGGAAAATGAGTAGAGAACAAATGCAGCAGGGAAACACGATGACATGGAATGAATATCTTGAGTTGCAGATTTCGAGAGGAGCAACCCCCGAACTTGCAATGAACAGCATCGGTCACATGATGGATTTATATGAATCGTATGACTGGGATGCAAAAGTTCCATTCAAAGTTGAATAAACAAAAGCCGAAACGGGGCAGCAGTCGCCCCGTCAGTGTCCGGATGGCGACCGACACTCTGACGATGGCAAGCCGACAGACAACGTCAGTGATACCGTGGAAAACATGGCAGCGGTTGCACCTGCTAGAAAGTGCATGGATGGTCAACAAGTTTTCCGTGATTTTTTAATGTGAAAAGTCACAACACGGTATACATACGCCGGAACAGAGGTGAACGGGGTGAAAAGACCACGAGAACCACCAAAACAGGAGGAATCAGAATGAGCATAGGACGAATATTGCCGACAGAGGCAGCAGCAATCCTCAATGTTTCACCGCAGTTTGTGAGGGTAGCGATGCAGCAGGGCAAACTCCCAATCGGAACAGCGGTGCAAATGTCATCAATTTGGACGTATCACATTTCGGAAAAGTTGCTTGCAGATTATTCCGGAAAAGACATAGAAAAAGAAATTGAGAAAATACGAGGAGGTGTCGAGCATGACAAGAAATGAGAAAAAAGCAGTGATTGAGAACATGGCAGAGAGATTCATGAGCATTGATGACCTTGAGGGAAAGTCAATGACAATCATGGTCATGTCTGCGTATGCCGAGGGCAAGGCAGCAGGAAAAGCAGAGGAGCGTCAGAAATGGGAAAAGAAACAGGCGGTTGCAACAGCATAGCAAGCACAGAACGCCCCGTCAGCAATGACGGGGCAAAGCAGCGTGTGAAAAGAATCGGTCTGATTGATGTTGACGGTCACAATTTCCCGAACATCCCATTGATGAAAATATCCGCATGGCACAAGAGCAGGGGCGACATTGTGGAATGGTACGACCCGATGATTGCTGCGATGACGTATGCGTCAAAGTGCGAGTTTTACTATGACATAGTGTATATGTCGAAAATATTTTCATTTACACCCGATTATGAGTATTGTGTCATTTCGGAGGTATTACATAAAGGCGGGAGCGGATATTGCATCGAGACGATGAACGGGCGTGAGATATATCATCCGGAGCGGGATTTGCAGTTACCGCCGGAGATAGAACACATATATCCGGACTATCACCTATACACAAAGCAAGTATTCGTTCCGGATGCAGACGACGAGGACGGAACGAAAGGTCATTATGAGACAGTTGACAGATTCCCCGACACTGCATACGGATTCATGAGCAGAGGTTGTCCGAGAGGATGCGATTTCTGTCATGTAGAGGCAAAAGAGGGGAAACGTGCATACAAGGTCGCCGATTTGTCGGAGTTTTGGAACGGTCAGAAAAATATTGTCCTATTAGACCCGAACCCGATTGCGTGTCGTGAGTGGCGGGATATATTGCAACAACTCATTGATTCCGGTTCGTGGGTGGATTTTTCACAGGGCGTTGACATTCGCCTCATGACAGAGGAAAAGGCGTCCATGATAAAGCAAATCAAGACAAAGAACATACATTTTGCGTGGGATAGATACGAGGACAAAGACATCATCCTCCCGAAATTGAAAATGTTCAAGGAACTAACAGGATATGATTTCCGAAAACTGACAGTGTATATGTTGTGTAATTTCAACACGACGTTCGAGCAGGATTTGGAAAGAGTATATACATTGCGTGAACTGGGGTACAACCCGTTTGTGATGCTCTACGACAAAGAGAACATTCCAAAAGGTCACGATTTGAGAAAATTGCAAAGGTGGGTGAACAATCGAATCGTATTCAATAAATGCAGGAAATTTGAAGATTTTGACAGCAGGAAATAAAAAAGATGCAGGGCAGAGGTAAAAAAGAGCAAAGAAAAAGGACAACCATTGCAGTGGTCGTCCAGTTTTTGACTGATTGTGTCAGTCGCTATCAACTAAAAACATTATAGCAAATCTGACACAGAAAATCAATAAGAATATGAGAAAAAACGCCCAGTTTTCAAGGATTTTCGAGGTGTTGAGCGACCTTGTAATAGATAATAACAAGTCAACGAAACCTTGAAAATATAGAGAAATAGGGTAGCAGGAGGAATGTGTCAGATTATGGCAGCAGGTAAGAGAAAAAGAGGGATGCAGTTCATCCCGTATGATTATGAGGCTGCATATAACAAAGCGATGGAGGACATGCACGAGTGGTTCATTGAGCAGATGTTCCAACATCGAAAGAAAGTCATATATGCACTAAAAGAGATAACAGCAGGAGACCAGTTTGAAATTGAGATATATCCACAGTTCCGGAGCATGGATGAAGTTCCTCCGGAGGGGAGAAATATCAAGAAAGACAACAGCAAAGCACAAAAGAACCTCAATGATAAAAATGCAAGAAAGTATGTTGAGAGACTAATCAATGAGAATTTCACCGACCGTGACATTTGGTTGACGCTCACATACGATGACGAGCATCTCCCGCCGGATGGAGACATCGACGCAGCAATCAAGAATGTGCAGAACTACATCCGCAGGGTCAACTATCAGAGAAAGAAAAGAGGTCTCCCGAACGCAAAATACGTCTACGTCACAGCGTACAATCCGGATGCGGAAATCAGATGGCATCATCACATTGTCATGGACGGGGCGTTGGATATGGAAACGGTGGAATCCTGTTGGAAACAGTCAAGCAGAAACGAGATTCGCCGATTGCAGACGGATGAAAACGGTCTCTCCGGTATGGCAAATTATATCGTCGAAGAAAAGAACCGTGTTCATTCAGAAAAGCGATGGAACAGTTCACAAGGACTGCGAGACCCGCACATCCGTGTCGTTCATTCAAAGCGTC